GCATTAATCCCCCCGGTGGCTTGGCTGATGCCGATGTGGAAACCACTACGGGGATGCTGCTTTACGATGCTGGCAGCGTTGAGGTTGCAATGGGTGTCGCGCAGATGCCGCACTCATGGGATGAGGGTACTGCAATTCGCCCACATGTCCATTGGACTCCGACCAACACGAATACCGGCTCTGTGCTGTGGCAGCTTGACTATCAGATAGCGAACCCCGGCGAGGCTTTCAACTTCACGGATGGTTGGACTACGTTGCAAGTGCTTGATGCCGCCAACGGCGTATCTGGCACGCATCAGATCGCGGCCTTTGGCGAGATTGACATGACCGGCAATAGAATATCCTGCTGCATTCATTGGAAGCTGTCTCGCGCCGCTGACGATGAGACTGACACATATAACGAGGATGCGAGGCTGATTGAGTTCGACATCCACTATCAGAATGACCGCTCTGGCGGCTCGGTTCAGGAATTCACTAAGCAGGGTACGCCATGAAGGTAAAGCGGGATAAGTCCGGCAAGTATCGTCTTGCCGAAGACAGCGGGAAGCTGGCGAAGCGCGAGGGCAAGCCTGTTGATGACGGTGGGTTCCGTTCTGCGCTTGATGCCAAACTTACTTTAGAGGAATTGAAGCGAAAGTAACGTTTCACACAGAGATTCGATAAGGGGGCCGAAAGGCCCCTTTTCTTTTGGGCCGCCGCCATTTCGGGCGAACGCGCCGACTGCGTAAGGTCGATTTCGTTTAACCCACGATAGAGGTGATTTGATGAGTGAATTGGAAGCAATTTTGCGTCGTGAAACGGGCGAAGAAAAGCCGCAGGAAGAATCTAACGAGCCTGCGGTAGAGGCGGAGCCTGAAGCCCTTGACGAAACGGAAACCCCGGAAGCCCCGGAGCCGGAAGTTGAGGCGAAGGAAGAACCCAAGACCCCGCCGCCGGGGGACGATGGAAAGGTGCCAATCCAGGCGTTGCTAGAAGAACGCGAGAAGCGGCAGCAGTACGAACGGGAACTCAAGGAGTTTCGGGAACAGCAGGAGAAGGCTAAACAGTCCGCTCCCAAGTTGCCGGATTATTTTGAAGACCCTGACGGCTACAACGCTGCCGTTGAGAAGTTGGTGCAGGAGCGCGTTTCCGGCCTTGAGCAGAAGGTAAACCAGCAGATGTCCGCTGCGTGGCTTTCAATGTCCGAGAGGGCAGCGAAGGCGCGGTATCAGGACTTCGATGAGAAGCTGGCGGCTTTCGAGAAAGAGGCCCAGACCAATCCCGTGCTAGCGGCTCAGATGATGCAGGCTCCCGACCCTGGTGACTACGTTTACCAGACCGGGAAGAAGCTACTCGCGCTTTCTACCACTCCCGACCTTGACACGCTCCGCGATCAGATGCGCGAGGAACTTCGTGCAGAACTGATGGCAGAGATGAAACAGGGAGAGGATGCGAAGAAGGCAAAGCTCGCCCAGGTTCCGAAGTCACTCTCCAACGAACAGTCCGCAGCCGGTCCTCGGCAGCCTGAGTGGCGACCCACTCAGCTTGAGGATGTGCTGCGTCGTTAATCTTTATCTATGAGGTAATTTGAAATGGCCGATTCCAGTGCCGCAACGGGCTTGACAGTCCAACAGTGGGACGACAAGTTCTTCCGGGAGTATCTCGGTTGGAACCGTTTCGCTAAGTACATGGGGACTTCTACGTCCTCGCTTATCCAGGTTAAGGAAGACCTCGCCAAGAAGAAGGGCGACTCCGTAACCTTCGCCCTGGTCAACCGTCTGTCGGGTGCCGGTATCACCGGCTCCAACACGCTTGAGGGCAACGAGGAGGAGATGACCTCCCGTAGCCACAAGATCAGCGTTGACCAGATTCGTAACGCTGTTCGCGTTCCCGCCCTTGAGGAGCAGTTCTCGGCTATCGGTCTGCGTAACGCTGGCCGTGATGTGCTGATGGACTGGGCGATGGAGCATGTGCGTGATGACGTTGTGACCGCGCTTGGCAGCATCAATGGCGTTGCTTACGGCTCCGCTACTGAGGCTCAGAAGGATGCGTGGCTTGATGACAATTATGACCGCGTGCTGTTCGGCGCTGCCAAGAGCAACACCGACTCGACTGGTGGTACGGTTGCCTATGACTTCTCCGACTCGCTCGGGGCCGTAGACAACACCGCCGACAAGCTCGACACGCCGATGATTGATTTGGCCGTGCGTATGGCTAAGGAAGCCTCCCCGCGCATCCGTCCTATCCGTGTCCGTGAGGATGGGGATGAGGAATGGTATGTGCTGTTCTGCAACAGCCGTTGCTTCCGCGATCTGAAGTCGGATACCGCGCTTCAGCAGGCGCAGCGTGAGGCTCTGCCCCGCGCTCAGAGCAACCCGCTGTTCACGGGTGGCGACCTCGTCTGGGGTGGCGTGATTATCCGGGAAGTCCCGGAGATTGCCGCCTTCACGAACGGTGCCATTGATGTTGCCCCGAACTTCCTGTGCGGTGCGCAGGCTCTCGGCTATGGCATTGCTAAGCGTTGGGAGTCGGTCACTGAGGAGTTCGACTACGGCGACAAGTACGGCGTTGCCGTGCGTCATTGGTACGGTATGGAGAAGCTGCGCTTCGGCTCAGGCTCCACCGACACCGCCGATCTGAAGGATCACGGTGTGTTCACCGTCTACGCTGCGGCTGTGGCCGATAGCTAAAACCGGAACGGGGGAGGGTAACACCTCCCCCTTCCTCTAACCGAGGTGAACTATGGCGACTTATACGGCGACTCGCGCTGCTGATGGCTTTCAGTCTGCTGGTGGCGAATTCCGGGTAGCGTGGGGGACTTATGACCTTGCTGCTAACCCGACTGCTGCGGACATCTTTGAACTTTGCCGCATTCCCGCTGGCTCTACGGTTGTAGGTGGCTACTTTGCCGCCGAAGACCTTGATACCGGCACCGAGGAACTGGACATTGATCTTGGGTGGGCCGCGAATGGCTCCGAGGCTGCTGACCCTGACGGGCTTGGCAATTTCGGCACGCTTACTGGTGATGCGGTAACTGGTTACAAGCCTGGAGTTGGCACCATCCTGCCGCTTCAGGGGGCGCTGCTGTCTGATGGCCCCCTGACCTTCACGAAGGACACGACCATTCAGGCTGTCGTAAATACCGATGCAGCGACCTTTGCCGCTGGACGCATTACGGCTGTCGTGTACTACCACACGGCGTAACTTTGGAGGGGAGGGTAAAACCTCCCCTTCTTTTTTGAGGGGCAGAAATGCAGCTAGAAGATTTTTACCGCCGCGCATTGCAGCGGTTGGGCATCCTGGCTTCCGGCGAGACTGCCTCAGCGGAAGACCGTGCGCTAGTCGTGGAGACTTACGAATCGGTTTACGAGGAAATCAATGCCCGCGTAGGCACTCGGGCTTACTGGTCTGTGGGTGGGGATGTGCCGGACGAACTGGCGCTCCCGCTGGCGACGATTGTCGCGTATCAGTTGACTGATGAATTTGAAGTGCCGATGGAGAAGGTGATGAAGCTCCGCTCCGATGCGGAGGATGGTTCTGACGCTGCGTGGGCGAAGGTTATTAACCTGACTGCCCGCTCGCAGCCGGTGTTAAAGCTGGACAACTACTGATGCGGATACCGTTCGGCTTTCAGTCTTACGATATTCGGCCTGCGTCACGGCAGCGGAATATCAATTGCCATGTGGTGCAGAACCCGCAGGGGGCGAAGTCGCCCCTGTCCCTGACCCGTGCGCCTGGTATTGATGTGTGGTGTTCTACGCTGCCCGCTTCGCCTACGGCGTGGTGTGTACACAATGGCAGCCTGTATGCGGTGGCGAACAGCACGCTCTACGCTGTCGGCTCGAATGGTGCGGTGGCTAGTGTGGGTTCTGTGGGCGCTGCCACGGACATGGCTAGTTCCGGCACGGAGCTTTTAATTGTTACGGGCGGCACTGCGTACTCAATGGACAACTCGCTTACGCTGACTGAAATCACGGACGCGAGCTTTACTGATTGGGATTGGGTGGAGTGGCTTGACGGCTTCTTCATCGGCGGGACGCTTGGCGAGCAGCAGTTCTATTGGTCTGCGCTTGGCGACGGGACTACTTACGATTCGTTAGACACCGCTGCTGTTGAGGCGCGGCCTGACGGGATTGTCGATGTCCTGGTAGACCACCGGGAGATTGTGTTTGCCGGTTCCGACTCAATGGAGATTTGGTACAACGCTGGCGGGAATGCGCAGTTCATTCGTATCCCCAACGGCACGATTGAGCTCGGCTGCATCGGCAAGACCCTGGCGGCTTTGGAGAACTCGTTTTACTGGCTTGCTTCCGATTACACGGTGCGACGGCTTGAAGGGCTGTCCCCGGTTCGGGTGTCTAACGATGCTGTAGAAGCGGCATTGTACGGCGTAACGGATGCCACGGGCTTTAGCTGGAAGTGCGGCGGGCGGCAGTATTACACCATCCGCAC